AAGAACTTCACTACCATTTATACTACATCAAGCAGATATGATGGCAGCAAGGATAGAATTTGAAGTTGAATGGTTACCTAAATTTAAAAATAGCGTGGATGCTAGTAAGAAAAATTTTACATTAGATAATAATAAAAAACCATCAACCAAAAATAAAGCTTTAAGTTCTATTAAAAGTGAGGGTTTACAGAATATTTTTGATAAATTATAAAAATGGAAATTACACCCACTACAGCAATAATAGTTATATCGTTTTTAAGTTTAGCAGTTTTAATTTTAGGATTCACAACAGTGAATCTTTTAAAGAAAAATGAAAAAGCAGAAGACATATTATTAGGATATCTTGATTATTTAGATAAAATATCTAGAGTAATAGAAGTAGCAGATAATAAAGTTAAAAAAATTGATATAAAAGGATCTTTTGAATCTGATGACGAGGTAGGATTTTTCTTCAAACAAATTAAACAAATACAAGAAATTCTTAATGATTTCCAATTAAAAGGAGAAAAATAAAATATGGATCACATAATAAGGGAAAAAAAATCCCAAAAACAAGGTAGAGTATACTTTACAAAAGAAACAGAAAATGCGATTGTTAAATACAATCGCTCTTCTGATGAAGAAGAACGAAGTGAATTATACCAAGAACATATCCATTGGCCCTTTTATAAATTAACCGAAAATATAATCCACACCTTTAAATTCTATTACACGGATGGTGTTGAGAACCTAGAAGACCTACAACATGAAATAATTGTATTTCTTTTAAGTAAAATTCATTTATTTAACCCCGAAAATGGGGCCAAAGCATACTCATATTTTGGTACCATTGTAAAACGTTGGTTAATAGTTTACAATCAAAAAAATTATGGTAATAAAATCAAAAATATCGCCATTTCAGATCTTAATCAATATTCTCAATTAGATACTTCAGATCCTCTATTTATATCATCTAAAAAAAGAGAAGAAGATATTAGCATCGTTACGGAAGAAGAAGAATTTAGTAATAAAAATTTAAAAGAAAGTAAAAACTATAAATATGAAGATCGTTTATCTATATTTATAGATCAGTATGTTGATTATGTAACAGATAGAATTTATATTCTATTTCCTAAAGGCAATGATGCTACCATAGCAGATGCTATTTTAGAATTATTTAGAAAAAGAGATGCTATCGATGTTTTCAATAAAAAGGCACTTTACATCTATATTAGAGAAATGGTTGATGTAAAAACTCCTAAAATTACTAAAATAGCTAATAAGTTGTATGGTATTTTTAAGGAAAAATATTTATTTTACCTAGAACATGGGTATTTCCCTCCAAAATAACTTTAAAATTACATATTTATAACCAAAAATATTATGTCACAATTAGATTCATTTGTTTTTGGTGATAAGAAATTCTCGGATATCTTAGAAGAGATTTACCAAAATCAAAAAAAGCGAGATGCTCAAGTAGTAGCATTAATATCAGAATTAAAACCTTTAGTTCAAGAAATTGGTGATGCCACTCTTATAGTCCCTTTAATTAAAGAATATATGGAGATAGGTGTTAAAAATGATGAAGCCTTAATTAAAATGGCTACTATTGTTCAAAGATCTCTCCAAAATATGGGGGACGATGGAGGTTTAGGAATAACTGATGAAGAGAAAGAAGCATTATTAGCAGAAATGGATAAACTAAACATTAATAAAGAATCAAATGGCTAGAGGAGTTGGATTAGGAAATTCTGTAGGGTCAGTTACACCTAAGGGTAATAGTAAAGGTGTTTTTACTTATGGTCGAGTAAAATTTGCTATAACTAATGATGAAACCTACCCTGAAACTTTTGAAAAGTATGGAGGGTGGTCTACTTTAGGTGCTATTATATATGAAGATGTAAATAACCCACAAAGGAACCCTAATGCTCAAGCTAATACTATAGCTTATCCTTTATTTCCTAACATATCAAACATTCCTATAACTAATGAAATAGTATATATAGTTGATTTGCCTAACTCCCAAATTCAAAATAGTGTAACTTCAACTTCACGATATTATTTTCAACCTATAAATATTTGGAATAGTGCCCATCATAATGCTATCCCTGATGGTCTATATAATGAAGATACTATCCCAGAATCCCAACAACAGGATTACCAACAAACTGAAGCAGGTATAGTAAGAAGAGTTACGGATGGTAATACTGAAATTAATTTAGGTGATACTTTTCAAGAAACAATAGAAATAAAAAATCTTCAACCTTTTGAGGGCGATGTTATATATCAAGGTAGATGGGGAAATTCTATTAGATTTACATCAACAGTTTTAAATTCAAAACCTTCTAACCCTTGGTCTAATAATGGAGATAGTGGTAGTCCCCTCACTATTATTAGAAATGGTCAACATGATGATGGTAAAGAGCAATGGATACCTCAGGTAGAAGATATAAATTTAGATAAATCTAGTATTTACTTAACATCTACACAACAAATTCCTATTGAAGCTGCAAGTAACATCTATGATTCTTATTCTACACCTCCAACTAATTTAAATCAATTTGATGGAGACCAAATAATATTAAATTCAGGGCGTATAGTTTTGAATTCAAAAACAGACTCAATTCTTTTATCATCTTTTGATACTATAAATTTAAATTCCCTTAATAGTGTAAATATTGATACCCCAAAAACAGTGATTTCCTCACCTGAAATATATTTAGGTGATAAAAATGCAACTGAACCTGTAATATTAGGAGATAAATTTTTATTTGATTTCAAAAAATTAATTTTATCTATAATCGACTTAAGCACTGCGTTGTCCACACCTATTGGAACACCTACTCCCTTTGTACCTAACGCAGCTATACCAGGACCAGCCACAGATACACTTATTAAAGCCCAAAATATGCTTAATAGAATAGAAAATTATAAATCTAAAGTAAGCAAGTCTAAATAATGTCAGAAGCTCTAAATAAAGTAATTAATAAGGCTGTTGTTTCAGTAGTTAAAAATACATCTAAATTAGAATTAGCTGTTGATCGGATATTGGAAAAATTTAAAGATTCTTGTCCTCCAAAACCTGAATTGTTAAAAATAGTACAACAAAAAAACCAACTTCAAGATGGTTTAAACCAAATATTAGATACTTTTAGTTCAGTTCAAGAAGCAACAGATTCTACTAATGTCGTTATAGATACACTATCAACAGCAGTACAAACTATAAAATTAATTCCTATTCCAACCGCAATTATCCCACCTTCTGGGGGTGTTGGTATAGCCATAAATGTACTTACTAAATTAGCTGATTCCTTAGATATTTTAGGGGATGTTTTAAAAGGAGCTAAAGGAGCAACAGGTCAAGTAGGAGCAGTATCAAATACAGTATCAGGAGCTGTTGGTAGAGCTGTATCTCAACTAGGAAAATTAGATTTTTTGATTGATAAATGTATTGGAGAATTAGCAGAAAAAGAAGACATGAACCAACAGGAAAAAAATGCTTTAATAGCTGAAGTTGGTAATGCTGCAGCTACAGCTGGTACCTTTGCAAACCCCAACTTAAATATTTTAAATGAGGAATCACTAATTTCTCAACTCCAACCAGGATCAAATCCTCCCTTTTTATATGCTAAAAAAGGAGCGGCATCTCGAGATTGGTTACTTATCTTAGAAGAAGATGCAAACAATCAATTTTCTTTCCCCTCAAGAAGAATTAAAGCTACTAATATAAATGAAGATGCTGCTACTAACCCTTTCATAGGATATATAACATATAATAATAAATTCCAGAAATCATATTCTTACACTTCATCAGTAAAAACCTTACTGGATGAAATGAAAGCTACTATTGATAGTTTGAATATAAGATGGGCTGAACAGAATAATGAAGCATATGACCCTCAGGATGAAGCAGAAAATGATACTAGTGGAAGAGATAAATTAACCATACCCTTAGATTTACTAGAAATTCCAGTTAAAAATAATCAACCTATATTTAAATTTGGAACTATTACTAAAAATGCCACTAACCAAAAACTACAACTTGTTATTAATACTGGTTTTAAAAATGGTACTTTTAACACGGGGGCTGAATATAGAGTAGCAGTTTCAAGTGTTAAATCTGGATCCACAGAAACCCCAAGGGTTAATACATATTTTGTTAAAGATAAAAAAGTAGAACGGTCTGTATTTTTATTTACTCCTGGAGAGCCTAGTATAGGAGATTATCAAGTTACTATTAGTATTACAGATACTAGGAATGTTACAAACAATGTAACTAATGCAAGAGTACAATTAAGAACACTTGTAGTGTAATAATTCGTTTAAAAAACTTAACAATCTAATATTTATAATAAAAAATGAAGTCATCAGAATTAAAAAAATTAATTAAAGAATCCGTAAGAGAAGCAATTCAGGAAGAATTGAAAGACATCTTATTGGAAGCTGTTAAGACTCCAAGAGTTTCAACCATAGCCGAAACCGGCCCAGTTTTAGAAACAGTTAATAAACAACAACCAACTATGACTGCTGAACAAAAAAGATCAGCATATCAAAATATTTTGGGAGATATGAGTGGACAATTCACATCAGCTCAAGTTCAACCAAAATTCAACCCAGCAGGTGGAGATTCAATTAATGGGTCATTACCTCCAGGAGAAGTAGATATGTCTCAAATAGCAGGTTTAATGGGTAAAAAGTAATAAATGGCTAGGATATTAAATAATAGATTTCCAATCGATGTGATTGGTAGAAAAGCAGTAGGATTTAGTTTACCTTTTAACGGTCCCGCTGTTTTTAACCCTACGTATACTGTTAGGGATCAAACAAAATCTAATTTAATTAACTATTTATTAACTAATAAAGGGGAAAGAGTATTTAATCCCGAATTTGGGGCTGATTTAAGAAATTTATTATTTCAAAACATAGCAGACTCTACTACCGAAGAATTAGAAAATAGAATTCAAAATGATATTAATAATTTTTTCCCACAAGTAGCAATTAAGCAAATACAATTTATTAACCAACCAGATCTTAACCAAATAAATTTTTCATTGTCTTATACAATAGCAAACTTTGGGATAACAGATGACATACAAATATTATTACAATAATGGCTAATTTAAATAGAGACATAAGATATATTGATAAGGATTTTAACCAATTTAGAAATTCTTTAATTAATTATTCTAAAACTTATTTCCCGGACACCTATAACGATTTTTCAGAAACTTCTACAGGTATGATGTTTATGGAAATGGCTTCTTATGTAGGAGATGTATTATCTTTTTACTTAGACAACCAAATCCAAGAAACTTTTATTCAAAAAGCTAGACAGCAAGAAAACTTATACCAAATGGCTTATTTATTAGGGTATAAACCAAAAGTAACAACTGTTGCTTCTACTATGGTTGATTTTTATCAACAAATCCCTGCTAAGTTAGAAGGTGGTGAGTATGTTCCTGATTATGATTATTCTCTTTTAATCCCTGAAAATACTACTGTTACATCAAATGCTAATCCTTCTACTAAATTTATAATTGAAGATCCAGTTGATTTTTCATCTTCAGGTTCTTTAAATCCTACAGAAGTTACAGTTTATCAAATATCAGGTAATAATCCAACTTACTATTTATTAAAGAAATCAAGAAAAGCAATCTCTGCAACAATTAATACAAAAGAATTTACATTTGGGGAAGCTTTTAGATTTGATACTCGTACTATAAATGCTTCTAATATAATAGGAATTTTAGACTGTGTAGATATAGATGGTAATACTTGGTATGAAGTTCCTAATATGGCACAAGAAAATGTATTTAATTCTATAAGAAATACAAATGTGAATGATCCAACCTATGGTTTCGAAGCCGATGCTCCGTATTTATTGCAGTTAAAACAAGTTCAAAGAAGATTTGTAACTAGATTTATTAATTCCGGGTCATTAGAAATTGAATTTGGGGCAGGGAATACTCGAAGTAATGATGAAGAAATAGTACCAAACCCAGATAATGTAGGTTTAGGTTTACCATTTGAAAGAGATCAATTAACAACAGCATTTTCTCCTCTTAACTTTATATTTACAAATACTTATGGTATTGCTCCTTATAATACTACACTAACTTTTAGGTTTTTAACCGGTGGTGGGGTTGGAGCTAATGTTGAAGCTAATACATTAACAGTAATAGATGATACTAATATTGTATTTAACAATCCTAATTTAACAGATACAACATTAGCTAATCAAATATTTGCCTCTGTATCATCTAATAATGTTTTAGCTGCAGATGGAGGTCAAGATGGAGATACTGACGAAGAATTAAGATTAAATGCTGTAGGTAATTTCCAAAACCAATTAAGAACAGTAACTAAAGAAGACTATTTAATTAGAGCTTTATCAATGCCTTCTAATTTGGGTACAATATCCAAAGCTTTTGCAACCCCAGTAAATGTTGCAGATAAAAGAAATAATCCAGGTGAATTACCCACAATATTAGATTTATATGTTTTAACCTATAATTCAGAGGGTCAATTAGCAACTTCATCTAACTTACTAAAACAAAATTTAGCAACATATTTAGCAGAGTATAGAATGATTAATGATTCTATCAAAATAAAAGATGCATTTATAATTAATATTGAAGTAATATTTGATATAGTAGTATTACCTAACTATAACAATAATGAAACTATTACAAAGTGTATAACTTCACTATCAAATTACTTTGAAACTGATAAATGGCAAATTAATCAACCAATTTTAATGAAAGATTTATTTGTTCTTTTAGATAAAGTAGAGGGGGTTCAAACTGTTAAAGATGTAGTAATTAATTGTTTAACAGATGAGGTTTTAGGATATAGTAACTTTGCATATGATATAGTTGGAGCTACTATTAATAATGTAGTATACCCATCTATAGATCCAATGATTTTTGAACTTAAATATCCTAACTCTGATATTAAGGGAAGAGTAGTACCTTTATAAAATAAGAAAAAATGGCAGATTCATTAATAGACAGCTTTAATAAAACTAACTTAGATACAGAAAATTCAGACCCCTCTGGTGGTCCGATTAATGACAAACCCTCAAATTTTAAGCAAATTTATTCTAAAGATAACCCATATTTTATCCCAGGCACCCAAGCTCAAGAATCTAACTTAAGTTCATCATTAACTATTACAGGTTTAGATGTAGAAAGTAATGAAGCAGGGGTACAACAAGGAGGGTCTGGTGGTCCTAATAGAACTAATTCAACAAATATTCCTAGCGGACAGTATAAAGCAATAGGTTCATCACCTCTTCCTCTATCACCATCACCCGGGGGTGAAGCATTAAAAACACGAGAAGGACAAGATAAAGATTTTACATTAAACGCTTATACACCTGAGAATACTTACATGCAAGCCATGGTAAAATTTAAAGATGAAGCAGAAAATAATTTAATTTAAAAAAATGGCTGTATATAAAATATTTCCCGAAAAAGACTCAACTTTATATAGTTCTTATCCTAGTAAAAATACAGGATTAGATCAAATTATTGAAGCATCAACATTTCAATTTGATGATGCTGGGCAAGCTAGTAGGTATTTAATTAAATTCCCCACTAGTCAAATTTCTGAAATTATAACTGATAAAGTTATTAATGGAGAATATAAAGTATATTTAAGAAACTTTAATGCCGTAGTAACAGGATTAAACTTAGACCAAAAATTAGAATTTTACCCTACATCTGGTAGTTGGGGTATGGGGACTGGAAGGTATAATAATGCACCTGAAGTAGTTAATGGTGTTAGTTGGGTATGGCAAGATTACTCAGGTTCAACTAAATGGCCAACAACAGGATTTGCAGAAAATGTAACAGCTTCTTTTTTAGGGAGTCAATATGAAGGTGGGGGAAATTGGTATACTGGTTCTAACTTACCATTAGATCCTGTTACACAATCTCAAGCATTTTCATATGCTGATACTAAAGATATTTTTGTAGATGTTACCAATACAGTAGAAACATGGTATAGTTATTCATTAGATAATACAAAAGGGTTCAAAAATGAAGGGTTTATAATTAAACAACCTAATGATAAAGAATTCATAAATGATTTATCTAACAACGCAACCTTCCAGTTTTTTTCAATCGATACTAATACAATATACCCCCCACAGTTAGAATTTAGGTTTAATGATTATACATTTGAAACAGGCTCATCTAAAAATGTAATACTACCTCAAGTAGAAAGCTTTATTTCTATATATAACAATTTAGGAACTTATTATTCTGAAAGTATTCCTAGATTAAGATTTGCAGCAATGCCTAAATACCCAGATAGAGCTTTTTTAACAGCTTCCTTATATACAACTAATTACTTTTTACCTGAATCTCAATCTCTATATGCTATAAAAGATACAGAAACAAATGAATTTGTAATTGATTTCGACTCAGAATATACAAGAATTAGTGCAGATGATACTTCAAGTTATTTTGATTTATACTGTAATGGTTTGGAACCTGAAAGATATTATACTATTCTGGTTAAGACATCTATTGGGGGAGAAGTAAAAGTTTTTGATGAGAATATAATGTTTAAAATAGCTAAAGGATGAGTGAAGGAACAATAAAACAAGCAGCATTAAAAAGACAAGTATTTGATAAAGAAGCTTTTAATAATACTTACAATACAGAATTTACAGAATTATTAACTTCTGATGATCCTAGTTTTTTTAGTCTTGATTTAGCTACTGTAGGGGATTTCTTTGAATTATACCTTAAGTTATTTGATGAAATACCTAAACTTGGAGAAGTAAATTCTCATGAGTATCTTGCTAAAACAAGTGGAGAATTTGTTAATTATTTACCTCAACAAGCAGAAATAGAAGCATTGTTAGCTGAAATAACCCAATTAAGAGAAGAAAATGTACAACTTAGAGTTGATTTTGCAAATTCCTTAGGTAATGATAGTAGTGTACCTGGTAATAACTCACAAAATTAAACATGCAATAAATGAGCAATACTGAAGAAATAACAACAATAGGAATAGGCTTTACTAACCAGGGTTTCCCTGTAAGTGCTTCTATTACTATAGTTGCCCCAGAACAAATAGCTGATAGTGGTTTTCCTTTTGCAAATAATACTATAGTACCTTCTGAATTAATTAGTGGTTCATTCGACCCAGACTCTCCACAATCTTCAATGGAGTTTTTCATTTATGATTATAATAATCAAATTATTTTCTCAAACCAAAATTATACAGATTGGTCAGTTGATGAAAATACTAATACAGAAAATAATCAAATCCCAACAACATACACAAATGATGAGGGGATTGAAGTACTTAATTTTGCGGCAACTGCTTCTATAACAACAGATTTTGTTGAAGTAGATCCTGTGCAGGATACTACTAAAAGGGGTATTGATAGAGGTACAGTTTATACTTTATATAACTTTTTAACAAACCATATAGGATCTAATGCTAATATAACTTTCTTTATAGATGAAATATCATCAGATAGAACAGAAATTAGATTAAAATCCAATGTAATAGAGGATGCAACTATTGAATTTGGGTATAATAGATTAAAAAATCAATTAGATTCAAATAATTATTTTGATGAGTTTTATATTAACTTATTTGATAATAATTATGCTACTGGTATTAATTGTGCTCTTGATAAAGATGAAGAAAATGGATATTCAGTTTTAATAAAATTAGCTTCACCACTTCCAGGCTCTGCCTCAAATGGGGATAAATGTTTTGTTTGTGTTAAACAAAGTGAAACTATAGCTTATCAAGTTGAATTTATTGAAGATTATAGTAATTTAATAGATAATGCTACTTATATTAAGGGTCCTAATGTCAATATTTCTTTACAAGAAGTAGTAAACAATTCAACACAACTACAATCAGGAGAAGATTTATTAGCAACCAAATCTTCAGCTTCTTTAGATAGTGTTTTAAACTATTTAAATAGAACTGGTGTAAATCTTACCCCAAATTATTCATATAACACTTTTAATGAATTTATTAATTTCTCCTCGGCAAAAGAAAGAATAAATAATTTTTATGAAAAAGTATCACAAATTCAAGCATATCAAGCTGATATTAATATTATTACAAATGTAGTACCAACAAACCCTAATGTTACTCCTGTTTCTACTAGTTTAGCTAGTTTACAAAATAGCATTACCACCATAATTGAAAATTTTGATGGGTATGAAAATTATTTATATTATGATTCCTCATCTTTTTCATATCCAAAAGATTTAACTAATAACACATATTATCCTTATCCTTTACTTGCAACTGGGAGTGTAGAAGTATTAGAATGGATGGGTAGTGATGTTGAAAATTCTCAATATTATGGAGGTTATATTCTCTCAGCTTCATTATATGATGAAAATAATCAAAATTGGTTATGGTATACTATTCCAGATTATGTCAAAGAAAATGCTGAAAATGATAATTACATTACCTTTACTAATATGGTTGGTCAATCATTTGATGAGGTATGGATGTATACAAAAGCTTTAAGTCAAAGATTTAATACTACTAATAACCCAGATACAGGTTTACCTTTAGGTTTAGCTGCAGATGCTATAAAAGGTTTAGGATTCGAAACCTTTGGAAATAATTATAATAATCAAAATAATTTTATAGGTTTAGTAGGTGAAGATAGTGGTTCATATACTCCTCCAACTGGTAGTGAACTAATTACTAATTATGTTGCTATTAATGATGGTAGGATTCTTAATTATTGGGAGCATGGATATTCATGGGAAGATTATGTTGAACAAATTATAACTAAAGGATTCCCATATGCCATAGATAAAGTAAGTAAAGAAATTTACAAACGTCTTTATCATAACATGGCTTACCTTACTAAGAAAAAAGGTACAATTAGTGGTTTAAGACAATTAATTAATATTTGGGGTATTCCTAATACTATACTTCGAATTAATGAGTTTGGAGGTAAAAATAGGGATAATACTGATGACTATGATTTATGGTATAAACGTTATAGTTACGCGTATACTCCTGTGGGTAATTCATATATCGCTAGTTCATCTGTAAAGATTCCTTGGATGCCATTAGAACGTAATTACGTAGCAGAAAATGAATATGTGGTACCAGATGGTGTAGCTTTTAGATTCAGAACAACTGGTTACCCTACATCAAGCCAATCAGGAGATAATTTTACACAATCATTAGCTGTAAAAAAATCAAATGGGGTTAATGATGAGTTTATGGATTGGGGTATTAAATTATCCTATGAAGTACCCCCAGTAGGAACTTATGACGGATCTAGTAACAGTGAATATATTAATTATGGTAAACTAAACTTTTATATGTCAGCTTCAGTAGCTGATGGGGGGGTTCAAGAATCAAGTGATATTTATTTACCTTTCTTTGATAGAGGTTGGTGGACTGTTTTACTTCAAAGAGATATACATGCTCCTTATAATAATAATACTAAAAATACTACTTATACCTTACGAGTTGCTAATAAACAAGTTAATGGTTGGGATGGAAATTCCCTAGGTTGGAGTGGTGATACTACTCTTACAAGTATTAGTCAACCATCAATAAATGATGCTTGGAATAAATTTGGGGTTACACCAAATGATGGGGTTTATTTAGGGGGGTATGTTTCAGGATCAACAATAGAAACTAAAATATTAAATGATTTTGGTAGAATATTTTCAGGATCGCTCCAAGAATTTAGATATTATTCATATAATATAAGTGAATCAGTATTTAATGATTTAGTTATGAATCCTGAAAGCATCGAAGGTAATACCATTTCAGGATCACAATCATCATTTGATATTGTGAATTTTAGAGCACCTTTAGGTAATGAATTAGAATTTATTTACACAGCTTCTACGTATGATAGTTATGTTGAAAATATATCATCATCACACCCTGCAATTACAGGCTCAGCACCTACTTTAATAGTAACCCAATCTTTTGTAAACCCTGCAGATAGTTCTTTAACATCAAGTTATGAATTTATTCATTATGAATCCACAGTTAAAAGAACATATAGTAAAACAAACAGAGAAACATATTTCTTAGATCAACCTTCTATTGGGGTTAGAAATAGGGTATCAAATAAAATACAAGTTGAAGATGGGGAGGTTTATGGCAACGTATTATCTCAATATAGAAGTATTCAACAAAATTATTTAATTAGTGAAAGCTATACTGAAGATATTACTAGTTTAGAAGTTGGTTTTTCACCCCAAGATGAAGTAAATGATGATATTATTGCATCTTTTGGTTATGGAGTAATATCTGACACACTTGCTGATCCTAGATTTGCTTGGAGTGGAAGTTTAGATTATTACCCCAAATTAAGAAGTATATCTGAGAATTATTTTAGAAAATATACAGATGGGAGTGTTTGGGATTATATAAGATTAATAAAATATTTTGATAATTCAATATTTAAAGCAATTAAATCTTATGTTCCTGCTCGTACAAGTGTTAATACTGGTGTTATTATTAAACAACACATGCTTGAACGTAATAGACGAGTTCCTGTAACAGTTAATCCTAATACTATAATAGCATATACTCCAGAAGAAGAAATTGTAGTTGGAGGTCAACCTACACTTTCAGGAATGAATAGTCCTATTTCATATAGAAATTTAGAAATTACAGGAAGTATAAAAGTAGCTACAATTGAAGGAGGAGCTGGGGGAGTAGTTAATCCTTATAATGTTTTAGATAGACAAATAGGCGATTTTAATGCATATACCCAAACGGGTCCTGGTGCTATCGGAGCATCTTATGGAGATACCCCTCTAAGTGTAAATGGTTGGAATGCTAACGCAACTCCAAATATTTTTAATGTAACAGATCCCAATGGTATTAGGGGAATTCAAGTTGCATATCCTCTTAGAACAGCATTTACATTAAAAAACACTTTAGACATTCAGTATCTTGATGTAGATACTGGATTTTATTTAGGAGTATCATCTTCAATAAGAGGTATTATAGGAGAAGATTTATTTACATCGGCATCATTAAGCCCTACAAATACTAAAGTCTCAACTTCTGAATATAAAATAACCCCTGAAGAAGAAATTTATTTTTATTTAAGAGGAGTAACAATTCCAGGTTTAACTCCAATATCATCAACCCAAATATCATATTTAATATTTGAATTAGATGAACCTACATGGTTTGAAGATACAGAGGCTTCATCTAGTATACATAACTTGTACACATCTCAATCTTATATAGTACATGATGAAACAATTTCAGGTAGTGTTTGGAGATTACAAGATTCACATGATGAGTTTTATAATGGAGAATTTAGTGGGAGTGAATTTATAGCAACTACTCAATCTTTATTAAATAACCCATTTGCTTTAGCTGGTCCTCTTGAGACAAGTTATGCTGTAGCTGTAACAGCTAGTACAGGCCAATGGTATGTAGATAGAAATAATAACGGTACTTTTTTAGATACATACCCATCTTATTCTCTTAATATGGAACTTAAGGTATATCCTTGGCAGGATTATGACCCAGACCAAATGGATAGTGATATTGTTGATTGGACTAAGGAACAAGTTAATGATGGTGAAAATAAAGCTCTACTTGTACTATACCAAGACAACCTCCCAGCAGCTCAAGAGAAATTTTACATATACAGTATATGTTTCCCTGCAAAAGGAGCATATAAAACTGGATTTACATCAGTAGATCTTAATGATTGGCAAAGGTATTTTGGTCTTACTATGTTATCTACTAATGATAATAGAGTTCAAAGTCAAAACATTAATAATGTACCTTTTCCTCCTGTTGGGTTAGCCCCTCAAGGTATAGTAAGTGAGGATTATATCCCTATGGAGTATGGTCCCTATTTTAAATTTGATCTTAGAGATGCTATAATTGATTCTGTACCACAAGCTACATTTTTTGCTTCTACTGCTCCTGACAACCCAGTATTTTTAGATGACCCAGAATTTGCGAATTTAAATAGTGGTGTTGTTGTGTCTTCAGCTTTAGGAGATACAAGTAGAATCACAAGGAGAGTAATTAATTCATATGACTCCTTTCAATCCCCCGCACCACTATCAGATGCATCTTTTATCCAATTAAAATGGGATAATGCTAAAACATCAGGTCAAAGACCCCTTCTAATTGAAAATGATAACGGTACTTTAAATTCCTCAGATATTGCAGCAACTTTTAACACTGCAGGTGGACAATTTAGACCAACATTTTCAGTAATGGTTTCTAACTTTGATCAAGAATTTCAATCTAACCCTAGAGAAGAACTATCTTCTTGTGGTGAGGGAGGTTGGTTATACCAATTAAATGAACCCGGAACTGGTTTAGGAGTAGGTAGTGGTAGTTTATTTTTACAAGGTACTACTTGGTCAGGTTCATATGGGGATAGTGGTAATTATGTTCCTTATGGTTTGATGCTTAATGATAAAAGTTTCCTAGATGATAATACTACTATAGTTGATAATACCGCAACATTATTAAACCCCCAAATAGAATTTGATTTTACCCTTATAAACCAACTTTCAGGACTCCCAGCAACCGAAGATTTTAGTGGTAAACCTGGTAATTTATTTATTCATCAAAAGAATGAGTTTGCAGGATTAATTTCTTTAGGGGCAAATGTAACTAATGGAGTTGGGACTGGGTTTTTATATAACCCTTTAAATAGTAGATACATAAGCGGTAGTGCATATTCTGCTGTTCTCCCATTACTTTATAATCCTTCAGGTGAAAACCCAACTCAATATGTTAGTTTTGACCCACAAATACCAACTTTTACACAATTTTATAATACTCCTTTCAATCCTTTAATAAATAATGCAACTCAAAGTGTTGATAATACTTACTTACAAGTAGTAGAGTATGATAATGGTCCTATTCCTTCAAATATTATACCAATAATAGAAAATAGTGCAGTTAAAGCCGAAGTACCAGATAGTTTTTATACACAAAAAGCTTCAATAACTTCTAGATACCTAGGAAGTAAATTACAATCAGCTAATTATAACTATCCTTCAATTCCTTCACCAGCAACCCAAAAATATTTACCAAATAGTGCTGAAAATACTACAATTACGTATTTGAATGCTTTCTTATCAGGTAGTGGTGATGATGGTTTCCCAACAGTTACAGGTAGTGATAGTTGGGGGGGAGATTCTTCATATGGGACTATGAAATCTACTAATACTTCTTTAAGTACAATATATAAAGCACCAATATACTTTGCTCATTTTAAAACATCACATTATAACCAAAATAATGATGGTACTTATACATTTGAAATTGATGCTTTAATTGAATCTCCTTTAGAAAACGTGCAAGGTAGTAAAGCCCCTGTAATGCCTCAAATTATAAAGATTGATGGTACTGATACTTGGGTTACAGATGTAAGAAGTACATTTGAAGTAGATAGAAAGGTAAGTGTTGCTTACACAAATGCTAAGTTTGGTAATATAAATTACAGTAATTTAACATTTGGGAGTAATACAATATATCAAGGAGCTGCTGAATTTCTTACTATAGGTGCTTCTACAACAGGAGAAAATGGAGTAACATCTTCATATGTAACACCTCGTTCAACCCCAACAATGTCATTTTTTAACCCTAGATGGGGATCATTAAATGAAAGGCCTGATGGTACTGGTGAACCTGTGGTAATAACATCAAATTTTGTAAATGCTCTCCCTAACGTATTACCCGCAGGTGATGTTGGAGATTTTGGTAATTTCTTATTAACGGGTAGTGATGGAAGTAATGGTTATTTTATTTTAGGTGGAAATAAGACCTATTTTTCCCAATCATTAGAAATTGCAGATGGTTCTAACCCTGGATATAGTGTTGTATTTGATGGTCCTGGTTTAGGATTAATAAATAGTATTAATATAGCTGTTAGTGAATCTAAACAAGCTAAAAAACGAATTATTGGTAGTAGTATTCAAAAAATAACATTAGGACTTCCTATAAATGAAGGAGCCTCACCTTTTATTAAACCTCCAAACCCTAATGATGTTGGTAATTATCTTACCCAAAATTACTTATCATCATCCTTTGATGGTCTTGATAATGGAATATTTGGATACCCCGAATCCATAGATAGTGGTTCCCTTCCTTTTATGTTCAAGAAAGGAGATGAAATTGTATGTACTTTTAACACAAATGCATCAGCATCAAGCTTTGATCAATTCACATCAGTTACAAAAGTATATACTGTTACTGAATTATCAGGTTCTGTAGGTATAGGTCAAATTGGTGATCCAATTAATACATCTACTTTATATACAGCTTCAATATGTTTGTTAGGATCGGGAGGGCAGTGTTACACCCCAGTAGGAATTAAAGGCTACTTTAATACAGATGAAGATGCTGTAAGAAATATTGTAAAAGTATATCCAAACCCTTCAAATGATGGTGTTGTCAAAGGACAAATTAATAATTTTATTGTACGTAGAAGAAATAATGCAGGTGATAGAGTAATAATATATCAAGAAGCACCTAACAATACTGTAACATCTCTCACAGGATCAGGTGAAGGGTATCTAATACCAGGAGATTTTACCCCAACCCAAAAGAGAAATGTTCAGTCACTAATTTCAAATTTATCTGCCAAAAATACTTTTGAAAAAGATAATATAAATAAATTAAATTAATAAAAATAAAATATAACTTGGAATAAAAATATAAAGATCATATATTTATAATTAAAATAATACAAACATGGGATACTTAAATAATCAGGTAGTAACAGTTGATGCTATCTTAACAACAAAAGGAAGAGAACTCTTAGCAAGAGGTGATGGTTCTTTTAATATACAATCATTCGCTTTATCAGATGATGAGATTGATTATACTTTATACAACCCTACAAACCCATCAGGCTCAGCTTATTATGGAGAAGCTATTCAAAATATGCCTTTATTAGAAGCATTTCCTGATGAAACCCAAATGATGAAATACAAGCTAGTAACCCTACCTAGAGATACAGCTAAAATGCCTGTAGTAAGTATAGACACTTCAGTTATTTCATTAGCACAAACTCAAACAACTACAATTACTCCATCAACATTAAATTATTTAGGTAATAATTCAGTAGCAGAATCTTCAGGGTATTTATTTACCGTAAGTGATGTAAGACAATTTGCAGCTCGATCTGGGGTAGTAGGAGTAGGATTTGCAGCTGATACTCAAAATAATGTAGATGAAAATCTACAAACTAATGGTACTAATGTATCAACCACTGTAGGTGGAAGAAGTGTTAAATTAACCGCAACTGGTGTTAATACTTTATATGGTCAAGGTGGAAATTCAGTAACAATATTATATAGTACTCTAACAATAATAGGTAGAGATTCAGGAGCAAGATTACAAGTCCCTATCCAAATTAAAAAAACATAAAATAAAAAGATATGGCAGTAGCTAATACAAACAACATTTCAACATTTGCACCTTTAGATCAAGGAGATCTATTAATCAGTACTGAAAATGTAGCTAGTACTGTTTGGTTAAATAATAACCCAACTTTATTTGCTTATTATACATCCTCAGTGCAAGTAGCTAGTTCAACAGGACAATTCTATTATAATATTTACCATAATGAAGAAACTACAGGATCTGTACAATTTGCTATTGCTTATTGTGATGCTGATGGTAGTGGTAGTTTACTATATAACCCAAATGTAGATGGTTTATCTCCCACTAGAACAAATTATGGTCAATATAGAACATTAATTTTAGGAGATGAAACCTCAGCTTTTGTTTTTGGAAATAAATCAGCATCTTTTTTCTATGCCTTACCTGTTGAAAGATCAGGATATAAAGAAGAATTGCTACCTGGAGTTATGACATTAGCTCTCTCAGGTTCAGATAAAACATTATATCTTACAGATGATAGTAGGCAAGGTGGAGCTGCTCAATTTTCAGAAGCAGGTAGAGTATATAACTTAGTATCAGGTTCAGCTGGTGATGTATATACGGGTATAAATGAGTTTGGATGGTCAGAATTTTCGGGATCTTATGGTTGGTTCTTACCAGACATTGGTACTCTTTTATTAAATGGAGAAGCATTAAGTCAATCTTTTGCTGATGGTGGTATTGCTAATGGAACTGATTTCCAAATTAATAGAGCATCAAATACTGAAGTAAATAACCCTGAAAAATTATTCACAGCTTTAAATTTAGGAGGTAATGTAATAGGTAATGTTACAACAAACCCAGGATGGACATTAAATTCCCAAGAACAACTTTCCTCAGATTTTATATTTTGTAGAGCAAGAAGTCAAAACTTTAATTATTCAACTAACCCATCATTCATATCAGGATCAGATGGAGCTGTACTATATGATACTTTTATTAATGACCCCCAAGTATATATTACTACAGTAGGTTTATATAATAGTGATCAAGAATTAGTAGCAGTAGCAAAATTATCTCGACCTTTACTAAAAGATTTTACAAAAGAATTATTAGTAAGAATCAAGTTAGACTTCTAATGAATGGGTGCATGGAAACAATTTACAAACAAGGATGTTACTATAACATCATTTATAGCAGATAAAGGATTTTCATTTGCTAGTGGTTCTATAACAGGATCAGAAAATGGCATTAATTTTTATGAGGGTTTAAATGTAAATTACACCTCTTCACTTAATGCTCAATCAGGATTTGAATATTCCTCATCTGTAAATTCTGTATATAATAGTGCTAAACAACTTTACTATAAGAATTATTTATCTTCAAGTATAGGAGATTATGCTAATACAGGTAGTATGGTTCCTGGGGTAACAAGAGAAGATGATGTTTTACAAGGCCCAGTAAATGCTACCCTATATGATAATTATTTACAATCTACCTTATTACAAGAAAGATATTTTCCTACAGGCAGTAATAAAAGAATTTCAACAATTTCTATCCCTACTTATTTATATGGTGAAAAAATAGTTCCATATACTTTTGAACTTGAATTATCCAATTCATTTTACCCTTCCAAATTCCCAGGAGGACTTATTTTAAAAGATGATGGTGATGGGAATGTTATTAGTGGGTCCGAGGATGTGACAGTAGGTCAAATATTTTATTCTCATGGCATTGCTGTATTAACAACCCATAGTTGTGATATTATAGGGGCGATAGTTAATGCAATCCCTCAAAGAATAGATAATATGCAAGTAAGATTTAGTTCTTCACTTACTATACATGAGCAGCAGTATAGGTGTACTATTTTAGAAAATGAATTTAATGTATCACTTAACCCAACTTTAGCAACCCAATCAATTGAAGGAGCTTTAAACACTTCTTATTATGATTTTACAACAGGATCATTTTTTGAGCCTTATGTAACTTGTGTTGGATTATATAATGGGGATCAAGATTTAGTAGCTGTAGGGAAATTATCATTCCCATTACCCATTTCTCAATTCACTGATACTACTATTGTAGTAAATTACGACGTATGATAAATTGGACACACCAGAATGAAGAAGTTACTGATATTAGTGACTTCCCAGATGACACCTATGGGTTTGTTTATAAAATTACCCATTTACCCACAGGAAAATCTTATATAGGTAAAAAAATCTTATATTTTACTCGTAAAGTAAAATTAGGAAAAAAAGATTTACTTAAATACGAAGGGGTAGTTGGTAGGAGACCATCTTATAAATTAGCAGTTAAAGAATCTGATTGGAAAAATTATTGGGGCTCTAATAAAGAATTGGTAGAATTAGTTAAAACTGAACCCGAAGAAAATTGGGAAAAGTGGATTATTAAAACTTGTCCTACTAAAAAACTATTAACATATTTTGAAACAAAGTATTTATTTGTATACCAAACATTAGAAAATCCTGATGAATTTTGGAATGATAATATCCTAGGAAAATTCTTTACGAAAGATTTTAATTAAACGTGTTTTATTAAATTTAGTTTTGTATATTAATGTTTATGGTAAATGAGCTATTAATAAATTTAGTAAATTCTGTTATTGGTACAGGCAAAAGAACAGCTAGAGGGAATCAAGCCCATAGTTGTCCTTATTGTAACCATCATAAACCTAAACTAGAAATAAATTTTTCAGAAAATAAAAAAGGATATAATCCTTGGCATTGTTGGGTTTGTAATAAAAAAGGTACTAGGATTACTTCTTTGTTTAAACAATGTAAAGCCTCACCTGAAAAATTTACAGAATTATATAAATTAATAGGGAATGAACAAGAACACAAATCTATAGTAAGTGTTAAAGCCCTAAAATTACCCCAAGAATTCAAAAAATTTCAAGATATTACAACTTCTGATATTGAAGGAAGGCAAGCTGCTTTTTATTTAAAAAATAGAGGAATTACTAAAGATGATATTGAAAAATATAATATAGGATATTGCACATCTGGTAGATATTCTAAAATGGTTATTATTCCTTCTTATGATGAACAAGGTAATCTAAATTATTTTACAGGTCGTTCATTTGAAAAAGAACCATATATTAAATATCGCAACCCAGAAACATCCCGTGATATTATACCATTTGAGTTGTTTATAAATTGGAAATTACCGTTAGTACTGTGTGAAGGACCTTTTGACGCTATAGCTATTAAAAGAAATGCTATACCGTTACTAGGCAACAATATACAGTCTAACTTAATGAAAAAAATAGTAACATCAACAGTAGAAAAAATATACATAGCATTAGACAATGACGCGTTAAAAAAATCAATCAAATTCGCTGAAAAGTTTATGAATGAAGGTAAGGAAGTTCATCTTGTTGAACTTGAAGGAAAAGATCCTAGTGAAATGGGTTTTGCTCATTTTACAAATTTAATTCAAAAATCCTCTCCACTCAACCAATACGCCTTAATGGAGAAAAAGTTATCATTAATATGAGTAAAAGAAAAATTAAAAAATCTTACAACAGAATTTTAGAAATTTCTGAAGATGCTAAGCAGATTACTCTTCCAGATTCACGCTATTACAGACGTAATGGTGAGTATTATCCATCTATAACTTATGTTTTAGGCTCTTATCCTAAAGGTAAATATTTCCAAGACTGGTTAAAAAAAGTAGGATATTCTGCGGAATACATAGTAAGAAAAGCAGGTGAAGAAGGGACCCAAGTACATGAAATGATCGAAGATTATTTAAATGGTAAAGAATTAAATTTCTTAATCAATGGTACACCTATGTACAATCCAGATGTATGGCAAATGTTTTTACGTTTTGTTGATTTTTGGGAAGAGTATAACCCTACACTAATCGAAACCGAAGTTCACCTATTTTCAGATGAATTAAAAGTAGCAGGTACTTGTGATATGATCTGTGAAATGGAAATTGATGGAAAAAAAGAATTATGGGTTATTGATTTTAAAACTTCAAATAATTTACAAACTACTTACGATTTACAAGGAGCCATTTATGCTAAATGTTATGAAGAATGTTATGGTAAAACAGCAGATCGAGTAGGTGTTTTATGGTTAAAATCAAAATCAAGAGGTGCTGATAAAAATGGTAAACGTTTAAAAGGCAAAAATTGGGAAATGTATGAATCCCCTCGTACACAAGAAGAAAATATTTCTATATTTAATACAGTTAAAACTTTATTTGATTTAGAAAACCCAAAACATAAGCCTATATTTACTGAATTTAGAACGCAAGCTAAAAGAAAGTTGTGATATTTATAACAAAATATTCAATTTATGATATCATTAATACAACTACTCAAAGAAGCAGTAGGCAAACCTAAAGCAGTTATCTTAGCAGGAGCACCAGGGGCAGGTAAAGGATATATTTTACGTGGTTTAGACTTAGGAGGTCTAAAAGTAATGAATGTAGACGACATTTTTGTTCCTTTATTAAAAAAAGCTAATGTTACTTTAGATTTAAAAAACGCTACACCTGAAGAAAGAAGTGAGCAAGCCAAACAAATGGCAGCTGCTAATAAACAGTTTAAAGGCGAGATGGAACAAATAATAGCTGGTAAAGAATCATTTATATTAGATGGTACAGCTGCATCATATAATACTACAGCTAAACTGAAAAATGAGTTAGATGAAGCAGGATATGATGTATTTATGCTTTATGTTTACACAGATTTAGAACGTTCGTTAAGCCAAAACCAAGACAGATATGTAAAATCAGGAGGTGAAGATAGAAGTTTAGCACCTGCAATTGTAATGCGTACTTGGAAAAGTGTGACAGATAATTTACCTAAATATGAAGAATTATTTGGCGATAATTTTGTAGCAGTAGCTAACACATTAGATGATAGAATGCAAGATATAGATAAAATTATACAAAAATATCTTAAACCATTTACTCCTCAAGGTACTAAACCTAAAACACCAGCTCAGCAAAAGAAATCTGATGAGCGAAA